CTACTTGCTAACCACGAGCGGCAAATCCAGTGTTGGTGTGATTTTTGTTTTACGATCGTAAATCAACACCTGATTTTCTGTTTTATGCCCGCTGAAAATTTGTTTGTCGCGACTGCTGCCTTCGTAATCTGAGATCCCCTTGGCTTTTATGTCGTGAAAATTACACCCGAACGGAACGCCAACTTTTTGCTCGGCTGCGCGTTTAGCCTGATTCCACCAGTTATTCAGCGTTTTAGCTATGACTTTCCCGCCTTTGGTTGTATTGATCACATATTCGCATGTACAGGAAGATACATTTCGGGCTAACTGGATCGCTGTACGTAATCGCGGTGACCATTCCTTGATTTGTTTGGTGCCGGTTTTGTTTTGCTCAATGTAGATCCCTTTATCCATAATATCCTGCCATTTCAACTCAAGCACATCACCGAGTCTTGCCGCACAGAGATAGGAAATCTCCATTGCAATGCGTAACTGTGGAATTGCTTCCGCATATATCGCCGCATACTGTTCATCGGTGATGTAAACAGTGCGGGCTTTAAGAGAGAATTTTCTGACTCCTTTGCATGGGTTATTCTTCACATACCCACGCTCATATCCCCACCCGTATACTCGACTCAGGCTTGCCAGTTCATGATTTGCCTGGGTCTTGCTCTCAAGCCCTCGTTTATCCATGAAAATTCTTACCTGCTCAGTTTTGACATTATCAGCAAGCACTTTTCCGAATACCATCAGCAACGCCTTCTGATGTTGTCGATAATCTTTTTGGGTTCGGGGGCCAGTTCTGTAAATGCAGGGGAGTCCATAAACATGTGCCACAATTTAGCTACGGTCATTATGTTGTGGAGTTTTGCTTTTTCCAGTTCATAATTTTGCCAGACTTTAGCTACGCTGGTTTTCCGCACTCTTCCTAGCCCTATACTTCTTGTACTTCCTTCGGGTTTCCACACGTAACTGTAACCATTCGATCTAACCCGCGGTGGCAGTACATTATCTTTTTTATTTTTTCTTGGTCTTCCCATTGTTCAGCGCCTCAAAATCGGGTTCAGCAGAAACCAGTTCAGATGTTTTTGGCATCGTTGTCAGACCGTGTGGAATATCCCTGCGGAGAACGATGGGTTCGTTTCTAGGGCCGATTACAAATGGGATGCCGTGCAGTCTTAACTGGTGTTGCTGTTTTGTGTATCGCTCGTATTTCGTGATCTCTTTAATCTCTGCTGGAGATAGAGTTAATTCGTACATGTGGTCACGTGCCTTTACAGCATGACCGCCGCCACTATAGCTGGTGGGCGGCGATATGGGTTGAACATCAAAAATCAGCCTGACTCGGGAGCAGTTTTAGCCAGATGGCTGAAACGTATTTCGCCTGGTAACGTGCATCGTTCAGAGCGTTATGGCGTTCACCTTCGAATGGAATAGTCGTTCTTGCGTCGAAATCCATCACCAGTCCCAGAGCAACCATCGTTCTTACATCGCGATCATTGGTGTAACGCCACGGGCAGGGGATCCCCTGCCGTTCATATGAACGGCGTAAAATCACGTTGTCGAAAGTTGCACCGTTACCCCAGACCTGAACAAAAAATTCACCGGAGTTTTCGTCGATAAATTCCCGTAATTGCAGCAGTGCATCATCTAACGGGATTTCATCGGTAAGAATGGCGGATTGCGCTTCGCGTGACTGTTTCAGCCACCACTTAATGGTGTCCCGATCAATGACTCCGCCAGCAGTTTCCAGATCGATAGTTTTGCTGAATTCTGGCCCCATCTCTCCGGTTTGCGGATCGAAAAATATTGCACCTATTGAGATAATCGGGGCATCAGGATTTTTTCCCATGGTTTCAAGGTCGATCATCAGATGAATCCCCGCTCTGCTGGTGGATGTGAGATTATGATGACCGTTCGCCTTAATTAAGGGATCTGACGCCTCGCCAGTTTCACTATCGCTGGCATGATGCTGATTGCCGCCAGTGTTCTCCTTGTGCTGATGCGCAGTGCCTTCCATTTCCTCCGGATCATTTTCCTGAACTTCAGGCTGATTCTCTTCATCGAATATTTCCTGGTATGTTGCGTCACTTATCACCGCACCACAATCAGGGCAGCTACCGCCGCCGGTCTGACCGCAGGCGGTGCAGGCTTTTTCCGGCTCCTGTTTCGTTTCTGGCTCGTTTTGTTGCGCATTTGGGCTGTTTTGTTCCGTTTTCTGGTCGTTCTGTTCCGATTCTTGCTGGTTCTGGTTCACAGAATCGCAGGTTTCAATCCCCTTCACCCATTTCGGATCATTCGGATCGCTAATCCCTTCAACAAATTCACCACGTGATGCAGCAAGCAATTTATCGGCGTCAGGCTGGCTGATATTGGCTGCCTGCATAATTTTGTTTACTTCGTCAGCGGTAACTTTTACCGGCTCCGGTTGTACGGAATCTTCAGCGGTATCCACATTTTGCGGTAAGTCCGTGTATGTTCCGTTTTTGCGGGCAAGATATTCTTCTTTCGTGATTTCAGTAGCCCCGGCAGCCAGTGCCTTATCCAGACCAGAAAGTTTGTTTGCGCGACCGTATTTTTCGCCATCCTTGTCGGTTGAAGAGGAAGTAGAACGGCCCTCAACGCTCTACAGATGGTTCGACTTCCACTTTGCATTCGGTTTTTTCGTTGTCCGGAATTGCCGTTTCCACTGCATCAGTTTCTGGTACTGGCGACGAGAGAGTATCAGTTGCGCTCTGATTTGTTCCTTCATCTTCAAACACGCCCTTTGTAGTCAGGTATTCAGTAATGTATTTGTTCAGTGCCACAGGGTCTTTGTGAATGTCGATCGGACGTTCACGGACAAGGCCAAAAATAGTCTGGCGGTCGTAGCGAAGGGCATCAGGCTGTTTGCGCATTGATGCCGAGATACGCTTCCAGTCTTCGCGGTCGTTGTCGATAACTTCATTTTTTGCCCAGCGATGGATGCTGCCGTCAATGTTTCCGGCATCCACATCACCAGGCCAGAGAGCGTAGGCCAGTTCGTCATCCAGTGTTTTCCATGTCTGCTTGTATTCGCGATGAATGGCAGCAATGACCGGGCTGATTTTTCCTGTTGAATTTTCAGTGTGCTGTTGATTGGCTCTGGCGCGGGCGAGATCAACAACAGACGTGTATTTTCCGGTTTCCTTGCGTTCACCTTCGCGACGTTTTTTCCAGATGCGCATCTCTGCCTGAATTTCGGGCCATTTGGTACCCGGCTTACATTTGTGTTTAACCCATCCGATAGCGAACAGTTTGCGTTCCGGATACATAGCTTTAATTTCAGGCGTTTTCATCAGTGCTTCAACGATATGCCCGTCAAAGGTAGCCACGTCTTCTTGCAGTAATTCCTGCGCGTCAATCGCCATATCAACGGTGATGTTTTCACATGTACCGAACTTAACCAGGACCGCGTTCTGTACTTCAAGGGACAGCTTGTCAAAATTGACGTTAATAGGATCGGATTCTGGTTCGACCGGAATAAAGGAAGCGGATTCCTCATCCCAGCGGTTTTCCTGCATATATTCGGTATCCCAGGAGTCGATAGCAGGGCGGGGCATGCCGGGTTTATCTTCGCAGACAAGAAATTTATAAGCGCAGTCCTGAGCAGCAGGATATTGCTCCAGGAATTGCCAGGTAAATTTGGCACGGGCGCGGCGTTCATCACCGGCTTCAATGGCAGTGGCTACAGCAACTGCGCCCTCTTCTTTTATTGCCTGTTCGTCCGGAATGGCGGCGCAAATAAAGACTTTACTCATTTTGTTTTAACCTCATTACAGATTTAAGGGTGAACAAATCCCTGCCATTGCTGGCATATAAAAATGAAACCGGATATTAATTACGGTGCTGTTTTAAAGTCCTGCCGGTATTTCGTTATTATTAGTGTGAGTAGTTTTATCTACCGGATAACAGTTACCGGGAATTTTTTGTTCTGCTGCTGCAGCCATGCATTCTTTCATTGAACCGTATAAGCCAGTCACCAGCTCAAGAGATTCGCCGGAAACAAGATAAACTGTCAGAACGAGTGCAAATGTTGTATTCATTGTTTATATCCTTTTTGCAGCAGGTCCAGACGAGCCAGCATTGAAGGAATGCATACTTCATTTAACAGGTCCTGCTCGAGTTTTCTCTGCTTAATGGCGTCTTCAATAAATGTTTTGTCTCCAGTGATAACGCCAATTTCGAAACGAAGTTCAGACGTGCTGGCATTACATGATAACTTTTCCATTATCGCGTCCTCAACAATGAATTTTGTGATGCGGTGCCTGGTGCCTCCAGGTGACGTTAACCAGTTAACAATTAACGCCGGATACAGAGAATCCACCCATAACACTGTTTTTGGTTTTAACTGTTCCGCGTGCGCTGAGCCGCATTCACCGCATCACAAAATTCACTTTTAAAAAAGGGCGGCAGAGCAGTCACGGAGTAAAACTGATACCGCCAAATGTCACCAGAATATTGATAACAGAGGGCGTTGTAGCGGGGGTGTCACTTAAGCGTATGGTCAACCTGACAACCCGGTGTCCTCAACTGGGGAAGGAATAACCCCGCATACTACCGCGCGCCATTTCGCGGATTGCCACAACCGGAAGCGCACGTTCGAAGAAATCTAACGACAAGCCTTCTAAGGGAAAGAGCTTCGCCGTACGCTTTCGCGTTATGCCCTGACTTTTCAGGGAAATATCCTTTCAGTAAACTGTCAGTACCGGATTCTTATCCGTGTCCGGCGCACGACCACACGTGACAGCGTGTTGGTCTCCATTTTTAACCCAGAACCTCAATGGAGGATAAAATGCCAAACAAAAAAGAAATCCGCTTATTGAAAAACAGATTGAATGCCTGGTAAATCAACTCAGGCAATCAGGGTTATTAAAAACTCATTCAGAGTTGAGGCTCACAGAATCAGCATTCGACGATAAATTAAATAATGTCCTTTATAATGGCATTATTGATTTTAATCGTTCTGTTGGTCGCCGCGGCCCTGCTGGTGTTTCCTTATAATTACCAGTCAATCCAGAGTGGACCGTGTTCAGCGTAAATATAACTGTACACATCCAGATTATATTTGTGGTCTGTTAAGAACAGGCCGCAAATACATGCCGAAGCTTCCAGTGCAGCGGCTCTGTTACTGAATAACCATGTAGCAACATTCCAGCGTTTTTCTGCATCCCAGTCTTTCTCAAGGCCTGATACCATGAAGAAACCGTTAGTGTTGCCATCAAATAATTCTGTTTCCAAATTTTTAAGCAATGCCTGATGGACTCTTGCCAGGTATTCCGCCGGAATTTCGCCACGAATTCTAATGAGATTGTCATAAACAAACATGTTCCCCGCATATGGCGATTTTTTCTTCTTGTTTTTTAAACCAGCATCATGAGCAAACTGATCAATTTCTTCTTCCGTTGGTTTCGTATTGATGTTTTGCGCTGTCGTTTCTGCAATTTTATTTGCCATACTCTCTGAGTCGTGTTTATTTATAGACGCACAGAAATACAATCCGGTAAACGCATCGCGCACATTACGAGCCATATTATCAGTGTCTTTTTCGTTACCGATTCCAATTCAAGTTCGTTCAGACGATGACGAAGTGTGTGTGCTGCAATCTCCTGGATTGAAGGAGGTAAATCTTTAAATTCCATCGTCAACCTCATCAGTCAGTGTTTCTGGCTAACCAGCGACGCGCGCCAGCTTCAGTTTTAAACGTTTTGCTTTTGGTATACGTCATCGCGGTGAACGTACCGTCCTGGTTGGGAAACACGCCGCATACCAGAGATTCGTTGTTGCCAAGATTGAGCGTATCCATGTTGACCTCATTCCCCCTTAACGCCGGGTCGCGGAACTAAAAACCTGCTGCGCTGTTATACAAAGTGTTCCCGCCGTCATGTTCATACGCCTCGGGCTGGCTACTTAACCCCTGACCACTGCTTGGTAACTCGAAGTATTGCCCGGCGTTCTGTGGGGCGGGGTGGGTGGTTGGTGTATGTAATCTACAAGTAAAAACTGTTTTGTGTCAACAGTTTTTAATTGTTGTTTTGGGCAAAAAAATCCCTCGAAAGAGGGAGTATGAAAATTGTTCAACTCAGATAGAGAAGGGAAATTGTCGCCGAGAATGTGTCACGCTTACAATCTCAATGCTTGAAGCAGCTACTCTGTACAGGATTATGTAGTTAGGGTGGGTCACGATCTCTCTCAATCCAGAAACCCGTTCGCTTGGTGGATATAAGTACGGATGCTCAGATAGAGGTAATACCGATGTTTCAATGCGTATTTTTAGTCTACGTGCTGCCGGTGGGTTCTCCTTGGCGATGTAAGTTATGATCTGGCGCAAATCATCGCGAGCAGACGGTAGCCATAAAATGGGTAACATTACTCGCTCTTGTTAGTTACAGCAATTTGAGCAATAAGATTTTCCATTTCAGCCATTACCTCGTCATGTGGAATTGCGGGGCGAGTGTCTGCAAGGCTTGACGTTACTTTAGTGCGCAACCATTCGTTGTAACTGTTTTCTTGTTCGGTAGTTTCGAATTCTGAAACTATCGGAGAAAGGGCTGTACCCATGGCATAACTCCTCTTCTTGTACTGTGGTCACGCCCGGCGGCTTTTTTGTGCCGCCAGCCACCTAGCAATGGTTTCTTCCATTGATTTTTTCTTGTCTTTGATTTCTTGAAGCATTTTTTCTTGGTCTTCCTCAGGAAACGCACTAAAAGCTTGGAGCAGTTCGCGTTGGCGAGGACCAATTTTCATCGTGTCAGGGGTGAAAATTTGCTCACACTCTTCAGGAGGCAATAAAAACCAATGCAATGGATGCCCTGAAACCTCAACCAGTTTATCCAAACTTGAGGCTTTAGGTGTAGCCTTACCGCTGACCCATTGTTGAACAGTTTGTTGTGTCACACCAATTCTACGGGCAAGCTCAGCCTGGCTCCATCCAGTTTCCTGAAGAAGCTTGCTGATTCTGTACATAGATACTTCTAGGGCGCTCATCATTATTCAATTTTACAGGTAAATACTGTTAAAAGCATCACAATAAAAAACTGTTGATTGCATACAGTTTTTTATTGTAGGCTTTGCTTATAGTTTTTAGAGGAGGGCAAAATGCTAGATAGCACTCGCGAAAAAATTAGGCAGAAATACACTCAGGCTGAAATAGGTCGTTATATGGGGGTCGCTCAACAGACTGTTTGGCAATGGTTTAGCTTTGGCGTTCCCCCAAAGCAGGTAATTCCGTTATGCCAACTAATGAAGTGGGAAGTTACCCCGCATGAAATCCGCCCAGATATTTATCCTAACCCAACCGACGGTTTACCTGTTGGATGTAAGGTTAACACATCAAATGCGCCGGAGTTGATTCATGAAAATCAAGCATGAACACATCCGCATGGCGATGAATGCCTGGGCGCATCCGGACGGCGAAAAAGTACCGGCTGCGAAAATTACCAAAGCGTATTTCGAGCTGGGAATGACGTTCCCGGAACTGTATGACGACAGCCATCCGGAAGCCATGGCTCGCAATACTCAGAAAATTTTCCGCTGGGTGGAGAAAGACACTCCTGATGCGGTTAAAAAAATTCAGGCGTTGTTACCAGCGATCGAAAAAGCGATGCCGCCTCCGCTGGTGGCCCGAATGCGCAGCCACAGTTCCGCTTATTTTCGGGAGTTGGTAGAGACGAAGGAACGGCTGGTGAAAGATATTGATGATTTCGTTGCATCAGCGATCGTTCTGTTCGATCAGATGAATCGTGGTGGCCCGGCAGGAAACACTCTGGCTGTGCATTAATTGGGTAATAAATATGAGTAATGACAAAAAATTGACACTGAGCGTTTACGAAAACAGTCCGCACATCTGGCGTGGCGGTTTATCTGATGTGGAGCTGGCAGAGTGGTTGATACATAAAGCTAATGCGCTGCTCTGGCGTTTGTCAGCCAGAGAACAGCGCAAGGAAACCAGAATAAAGCTGGCTGATGCAGAAGCGTGTGCCGGGCTTATTGAGGATTATACAAATCTTGGTATTTCTTCAGCAGAGAGTGATCCCATTCAGCCTCTGAGCAGGGAGTCAATCCAGCACGCTGGTTGTATGGCACATCTTGTAACTGCTCGTCAACATGAGGTGGGTATTGGATCACTTCCGGTGGGATATTCGCTGATTCCAGAGCTGGTTGAAGCAAGAAAATCAGTTCAGAAAAAGAGAGATGACGCACTTCAATTATTGAGAGAGCACTATGGCGCGATACCAGAATGCGAACAGCATCGATACCCTGAAGGTTATGAATGGATGCAGTCTCTTTTTGAAGTTCGCTAATCAATATGTCGAGACGAAGGTATGTTTCGGCGCGCAGCCAGGCTCTGTAATCCGGGAGCATTTCGGGGCTGTTACACCAGCGGTTTGTTGCTGCAACATTTAATACATGAGCCTGATAAAGGCTTTTCAAAAAATACATGTCGAACCTCCTCTGGTTCTGTCGATTGGGAACCACAGATTATATCCGGAGGAAGGTTCGGCACCAGATGAGGTAGCCATGCGTGATTACGCAAAAGTTTCTCCGCGATTCTGGCTGGGAGAAACGGGGAGAGAACTTAGAAAGGCGGGTGCAGAAGCGCAAGTTGTTGCTTTTTACCTGATGACATCCCCTCACGCAAATATGCTGGGTTTGTATTACCTGCCAGTTTTATACCTTGCTCATGAAACCGGGCTTGGTCTGGAAGGGGCTTCAAAGGGGCTTAAAAGGGCTGTTGAAGCTGGTTTTTGTAGCTATGACCATGATGCAGAGATGGTCTGGGTCCATGAAATGGCAGCCTGGCAGGTTGGGGAAACGTTGAAGCCTGGCGATAACCGTTGTGCAGGTGTCAGGAATGAGTATGCATCATTACCTGAAAACGCTTTTCTGTCAGTGTTTTACGACAGATATAAAACGGATTTCCATCTGGATGTGAGGCGGAATAATAGCCGAAATTCGGTAAGGGGCTTCGAAGGGGCTTTTAAGGGGCTTCGAAGCCAAGAACAGGAACAGGAGCAGGAGAAAGAACAGGAACAGGACAAAAACACTATGGTTCATGGCAAAAAAACACCACGAACCAGGCAGGGGATGTTCAGACCGTCAATCCTGGTCAGCCAGCAGGCACGACACCGGAAGCCGATTCAGCGTATGCGCTGAAAGCCGATTCGGGCGCTGTGCAGCAGGTGATGACCGCAAGGCCGAAGCAATCACACCAACTGCAGCAGCCTGAAGCCGATTCCGCCATTCAGCGGGAAGCCGATCGGGTAGTCCCGGAAAACACCGGGCTGTCTGTGGGACGAGTGGATTATCCGGATGTGTTCGAACAGGTCTGGCGGGAGTACCCGTTGCGTGCCGGAGCAAACCCGAAGAAATCCGCATTCAGTGCCTGGAAGGCCAGATTGCGCGAGGGGGTGCCACCAGAGACCATGCTGGATGGTGTGAGGCGTTACGCGAGATACCTGGCGGCGACCGGGAAAGCGGGAACGGAATTTGTTCAGCGAGCGACGACGTTTTTTGGGCCGGACCGGAATTTTGAAAACCCCTGGTTGCTCCCGGTAAGCGGCACGAACAACCAGCGTTGTGTGAATCATATTTCTGAACCGGATACCGAAATTCCGCCGGGATTCAGGGGGTGATGTGGCATGAAAAACATTGCGGCAGCCGGGGTTCTTGAACGTATTCGCAGACTTGCACCACCGGCGTCGGTTCCACCGTACCGGACGGTGGAGGAGTGGCGGGAATGGCAACTTGCTGAAGGACGAAAACGCAGCGAGGAGATTAACCGCCAGAATCACCAGTTGCGGGTGGAAAAAATCCTGAATCGTTCGGGCATCCAGCCTCTGCACAGCAAATGCTCGTTTGCGAATTATCAGGTGCAGAACGACGGGCAAAAATACGCGCTGAGCCAGGCCAAATCCATAGCTGACGAACTGATGACCGGGTGCACGAATTTTGTGTTCAGCGGTAAAACCGGCACCGGGAAAAATCACCTTGCAGCGGCGATGGGTAACCGGCTGATGGCGAAGGGGCGCAGCGTGATTATCGTCACCGTGTCTGATGTCATGAGCGTGTTGCATGACAGCTACGACAACGGCAAATCCGGGGAAAAATTTTTACAGGAGCTTTGCAGTGTTGATTTGCTGGTCCTGGATGAAATAGGCGTTCAGCGGGAGACGAAAAACGAGCAGGTGGTATTACACCAGATAATTGATCGCCGGACAGCATCACTGTGCAGTGTCGGGATGTTAACAAACCTGAATCATGCCGCAATGAGTACGCTTCTTGGTGAGAGGATTATGGACCGCATGACCATGAACGGTGGTCGATGGGTGACGTTTAACTGGGATAGCTGGCGTCCAAATGTCAGCAATATGAGGGTTGTGAAGTAATTTTGTCCGGAGGAAATTTTAATGGAAACCGTATCTGACGCACTGAAAGCACTGAAAAAAGCCTCTTCACATGTGGTGGCAGCTCGCCTTGGAATCAGTCGTGAAGAGGCTGTCAACGAGCTGTGGGAACTCAAAAGAAATGGCGTCGTTGATAAAACTGGTCACACCTGGTTTCTGGCTGGCGAAGGTGAATCCCGGGTAACCGAAGAGCGGCCAGTAAAATCTGAAGCACAGGATATGCTGACCGGGGAGGTCGAACAAAAAGTTACCGCAGACATGATGATTGAGTTTATCGGTCAGGATGGGGCTAAAACGTGTGAGGAACTGGCGGGTAAGTTCGGTGTCAGTACTCGCAAGGTTGCTTCCACGCTGGCGGTGGTAACCGCAACGGGGCGGCTGGCACGCGTTAATCAGAACGGTAAATTTCGTTACTGCATGCCGGGCGATAATTTACCAGCAGAGCCGAAAGCCGCGCTGGTAACGGAAAGTGATGGTAAGGCCTTTCCTCAGCCAGCAGGTGCTGCGTTACCAGTCCGGGAAGCCGCAACACAGGAAGAAATTAAAACAGAAACTGTGGCGGACATTGTGCAGCCGTTGCCATCGTTTACCGAAACGCAAGCAGATGAGCTGATTTTTCCGTCCCTTCGCAGGGCAAACCTGGCGCTGCGCAGGGCGAAAAGTGATGTTCAGAAGTGGGAGCGAGTCTGCGCCGCGCTGCGGGAGCTGAACAAGCACCGGGATATTGTTCGACAGATTACTGATTCTTCCCGCCGTGTTGTATCGGAAAAGTGATTGCCGGAGGCGCTTATGGCAAAAGTATTTACACAGGAAGAGCGGGAAAAAATTAAAGGGCAGGTTGTTGAGCTAGTACGCCGGAGTGGGCGCGAGACGTTACGGCAACTGGAAGCCAAGACAGGTGCGACAAGATATCTGATGAGCGTTCTTGCCAGAGAGCTGGTTGCCAGTGGCGATGTATACAACTCTGGTTACGGGTTATTCCCATCTGAACAGGCTCGTAAGGACTGGCAAAACGCCCGCAAAAAACTATCGAGGGCAAAACTGAAGAAACCGGTTGTGGTTGATCCTGACCTTATCTGGTCATTACCAGACGGAGAAATACGCCGCTATGACAGGCAATTGAACATAATTTGTAGTGAGTGCCGTAACAGTGAAGTGATGCAGCGAGTTTTGATATTTTACACAGGAGTAATGATGGAATAGTGAAAATAACATGAAACCTTTGGATTCTGGTGTTTCAGTGGATGGGAAAAGAGCAGATACATAGAAAATGAATAGCAATAATTCACAGTCTGGATGTTGTTTGTATGCTTATAAAATGATCCTAGTATGCATTGCCGGAGTTGAATCAGCTCCAATGAAGAAACTGAGAGGAGTATTTAGAAGATAGCTAAATGGATGTAATTATTAGTATCTAAAAAATAGTATTTTTGAAATGGGTCTAAGAACACAACAATGTACAAATGAGAAGTTATCTTTTAATATGTTCAAAGACCCATTAGGATTGATATCAGTTATGTTAGCTAGATTGATAAAGTGATTACATATTTTCTGTTATATGCTGAAATGAATAATGCTATTCCAGAGTGCAGCAGAGAAAGTCTCCTGATGATTGAGCTCTGGAAATTGTACAATAGAAAAATTACTGTATTTTTCTGTCAAAATATTTCTCAAAACAGATTCCGCTTTGATGGCTTCAGGATATAAAGATGCGGAGTAATCAAGGCTAAGATTTCCGTTAAGCAAGCATATACTTTTAGTGTGCTTTGATTCTGATATATCATCTTTAATTATCTTGATGATTCTTTCATTCTGCCATAGAAGTGATGGTGCAGATATATAATAATAGTTAAAGCATGAATTATTTTTTAAGCAATCAAGCACAAAAATAGCACCTAGCGAGTGCCCCCATATACCGATTCTGGAACTGTTCGGAGCAATAGTACTAACCCATGGCATGATCTGAGTTAGTAATAATTCTCGGAAAGACTGGCTTCCTCCACCAGTAAAGTAGATCCATGCTGGTTTAGAGTTATCAACAATAGCATTTTCACCATCAGGAGTATAATCGTAAGCACGGCGATGAATGCTAAGGTTATTCCAAGATTCATAACCAAGTGTAACTAACACTGGTGGATTGGGTAGTGCATCAATAACAGGCAGAATATCAGAAATGTAATTGTTGGCACTATTCCCATCAAGTATATAAAGAGTTGCATTATTTTTTTTAATGTTTTTTGGAGTAAAAATACATATTTTATATTTGGTGTCATGGTTAATTGAGTTAAATATGCGTGTTTGACAATGAATGTCCATATGTTTAGTCATGCGTTCTCCCCATGAGCATTAAAGGATGCTTAAGATATGCTATGTCACTGATAAAAAATTTGTTGTGTGTGTTTAGTTATTTTATCTACCTCCATTATGATTTAAGACTGATATATGTTATCAGCAAAGGTACATCGTTATTATTTTACCTGTCAATACATTTGATATTGATTATCGTTTACATCGCTTGCTTAGGAAATTGAAGGCAGGTAACTATCATGTCAATGAACTAACCCACAGTCTAACGTACTTCTTTCCCCAATCACCAACAACCAAATTCCTGTTATCACCACTGGGATTTTGGCGCAACTTCATGGTGCAGAGGTAAATAGCATCAAGCAAAATCTCTTTTTCCGTTGTTGTCCTTATGGGACGTCTGTCTTTCTGACCGATTTCATATTGGCGAGGTAATGGGAAGTTAAGTAGAATAGCTGCGGGTGCTTGAGGCTATCTGCCTCGGGCATGAACACCAACGGCAGATAGAGAAAAGCCCCAGTTAACATTACGCGTCCTGCAAGACGCTTAACATTAATCTGAGGCTCAATCTATGAACGGCAAATCTAGGTTAGCCTCTTACGTGCCGAAAGGCAAGGAGAAGCAGGCTATGAAGCAGCAAAAGGCGATGTTAATCGCCCTGATCGTCATCTGTTTAACCGTC